GTCGTTTGCGTTCTGTATAAAAATACCGTTTGATGCATGTTTTGTTTTTATGCCGTCATGAATTGTTGGTGATGGTTCGTACATGTTTTTGCGCTTTAAGTTTCCATATCGCGCACCTCTACTGCTGTTGCATTGTTTGCATGCAGCGACAAGGTTTGTTAATGCGTTTATGCCGGGTGTGTTATCTGGCCATCTGTCTACTTCTAGTAGGTGATCTGCTGTTGTTGCCTCTCGAGTACCGCACCAATGACAGGGTGGCTTATCTTTAAGTAATGCCAGTCTGTTGCGTTTGAATTCTGCTGTGTTGCGTGCTTTGCTTTGTTTTGTGTAGTGCCCTAGTTGCGCTGGGTTGTGTGTTCGTCTGCGTGGTGGCATTTGTACTAGCGCCCTTGCTTCGCGTCGGTTGCTTGCGTTTGTGGTTGGTGATGTTTCATGTCCGCCTCGATCTGTTGTTTGTGTTTTGTTTTCAATGTTACTCGTGTGCTGTTTAGACCTAGTGCGATAACCCCCATCCGCTGCCTTCAATCGGATTCCCTTAACTGTTATCTGTTTGCCTGACCAAGTGTTACCACATAGATCATCTACCCTCGTTACCGAGTGTCACCAACTGCCATGCAACAGGCTTAGGTCATGCGTTAATAGTTTTCGGTATGTCAACGGTATGTTAAGTCTGTAGCGACTCAATGACTTGTGATGCTTCTTGTTTGCTTAACGCTTCAATGCTTGAGTACTGGTTGCCTAACACTTTGTTTATGTGTGGCATCAGTTCGGTTGTGCCGATCTTTTTCTCAAATGCCAGTGCGCGTATCATTCCGCGCTGCTTAGGTGACGCATACTGTTTTGTGTCTACCGTCTCGCCAAATGGTTGTTCAAAGTCTTTTATTGGTACGACCTCTGCTAAAGGGCTTGGCTGTCTTGCCTGTACTTCGTTGCGTGATGCAATGCTTTTGCCTATGCCCATACCTAAGAACCCGAGCGCGCGCCCAAGACAACTGGTGCTGGCGTTCATCATCTCGCTGCCTTTTGTGTATGGTGTGCGACCCGGTATCGGTTCCCAACAATAGGCAACAGTCGGCATTAGGTCTGTGCAGTCGCGCCACACCGTACAACTAATCTCTACATATTGCTGGTTGTCTACTGTCACGATTATTGGTTTTGTTTCTTGTATGCGCAGATCAGGCCAACGCTTTAACGCCTCAGCCAGTCGAGTCGGTACATCTACATAGTCACCTAAGTTAAATGCGTTCATGATCGGTTTAACCTGTTGAGTGCCGTTGTCGCCAATTCGCCAACCTGAAATTTCATCTCATCTAACAAACAGCGACATTCTTGTAAATCTTGAATAGTTTTAATTAACAGCCGTTCTAGCCTGCGATTGTTTTCTGTCAGTATCTCGTTTTTTTGTCGCGCAATAGTTAACTCATCAACTAAATATTCGTTGGTGACTTGTAATTCGTTAAACTCAATCATTTGTTGCCTCGCTAACATCGTGGTTTACGCGTTCCCAATGCAAGAAACAATGATCATCATCGCAACCTGCTAACTCTTTAACTATTTTGTTGACTAGTTCTTGTAGTTTTGCGTTTTCTACTTTTAGTGCGTCACGCTCGCGCGCTACTTTCATGCCATGCTCGGCGAGTTTCGTAATTGTTCTCGACTGCCGTAGTGAGGGTCGTAACTGCGTCTCATACACACCGCCAAACGATTGCTTCATTACCGGCGCGTGTTAGTCGGCGTATTCCGCTGTCAATGACATGTCCGTCTTTGACTAGTGTGCCTCGAGTCGGTCGTACTGTGTTGCCTGACATATTTAATGCAATCTCTATTTCTTCATCTGTTGCCGGGCGACCCAGCAGGTAGGCGTGCACTCGTTGGCGCTTTTTGCCTGTTTTCGGTTTTGCTTTTAGTGCAGCGTCAACGCTGGTCTGTTTTGCTTCGCGCGCAATCACAACTATTTCACGATTGATCGCTGGGCGCTCGTATGTGCCACCTAGCCCAACTGATGGTGCAAACATTTCTAGTTGGTTATTCATGTCTAGCAATTGTTTCTTCTATTGCGTCAAGGCTTGCGACTATTTCCCTCAACATTAAAACAATCATCACTTCAGTATTTGGTGGTGTTGCTGTAACTGAACCTGTTTTTAGAAATTCAACAAAGGCTTTATATTGCCGTGTGTTTGTAAGTTCTTGACTAAGCACGAGTTACCAACATTTCTAATCGGCGTACCTCTGACTCTAATTCTTTGACTCGTGTTTCTAGTTCGCTGATAATGCCCATGAGATAGCGCACTTCAATTTCTAAAACATGTTTTGGTGTTTCAGGCATTTTGCTAATCTGTTCGCCAATCAGTCTGAACTCTTGCATACGCCGCAATGTTTCTTGGTGTTCTTTTTCCATTTGCATGTCAAATGTTTCGTCATATTCGTTCTCGGTCATTGTTTTCTCTTTTCTGTTTTGGTTTATATTTTGAACATGATAAATGACAGTAGTCGCAGAGTAAGACCGCACGCAACCATTGACCAGCACAAATCCTCAATTGTCATTTGCATGTTTTCGTTCTGTGGCAAATATCCCACGCAGACCAGCCAACTCGACTGTAAATCAATAGTGCGGCGCGCAAGTTAGTTAACGCATCTAGCAATGGTGCTTGTGTGCATATTGCCATTTGTTTACATACAAGGCCGTCATACTGTGCATGGTTTGGTAGCCAGTGCACACCGTTAATCTGCATCAAGCCTGAGTCTGATCTGTGCGACCATTCTGCTACGCCAGTGATGTTGCAGTTTTTGTCAACGATGTCACCGCCAGCGCGATTAGGACAGCACCCAGATTCTCGAAGCGCGTACTTTGTCAATTGCGGTATCTGCTCAGCAGACCAGCCTGCCTGCATCGCAACCGCTGGTAGCCATGAACAGTCACCATGCCTGTATACGGGCGCTGGTGGCGTTGTGGTGGTCACTGGCGGCACATAGCGGTATATGTCTGCCATAGCCTGCCCGAAGCCACCTACAGCCTCGTATGGCTTGTCTGTTGGCGTGGTGCTTGCCATGTCTGGTCGTGGTTGTGGCACATGGTAAATACCAAGGCCGATTGCAGATAACGCAAATGCGATAATTGTTTTGATGATGAATGGCATAGTTGCCTCGACTTTCTCGGTCGGTAACTACCTTACACGGGTTTTTTGATCACCGCAGGTATTACGCCAAACACCTTATCCCAAGCCTGTTTTGCTAACTGTTCGCTGTGCGCCATGACGGGATTTACTTCTATGTGATACCAGTCGCCAGTCTGGTACTTGCCTTTGATCCAAGTACCACGATCACATTTCCATGACCGCATTAGCGCGTAATCAATTACTAATTCAATTCCGAGCGTGTCAGCGTTCTCAAGCAATTTAATAATGTATGGCAACGATTTTGTGCGACCAGCGTTATTGCTTGAATTATAACGGTACGACAAATCAACAGCCAAACCTTTTGCATGATTGCTGATTGTGCCCGGCTTATTTTTGATATCTCGAATCATCCACGATCCGTTATTCCACAGGCATTTATTTGAATGTCTGATCGCGCGAGTAATCCAATAATCCATTCCAGCCAATGGTGCTTGCACTATTGGTGCGGCGTTAACTGTGTACGGTTTCAAACTTCTTTTTTGTCGTCAGGAATAAACATGCAAGCCAAATCAGGATCACCAATTTTTGTTGACACCCACGCCAACACGCTGGCCACAACTGGCACTAACAATCCGATTAGCACAGGGTCAACATTGTTTCGAGACAGTGCATAAATCATGATGCCAAGCAAACCGCCTTTAGTAGTTTGGTCGCCAATTTGCCGTTTAGCGCGGTTAATTTTTTTAGAGTTCATTTGGTATCCATTCTTGTAGTTCTTCGTTCCAATGTGTGGTTGGTGGCGCTGGTGGTTGTGGCACTGGTGGTTGCCAAATGTCGTTTTCGTCAAGTATCCAAGATGGGTAAGGCTGTGGTGCAATAAAGTTTTTATTGATTGCATCGTATGTGTAGCCGATGCCTGCAAAGTTTTTGTTTGTGTCAATAAATGTTTCTACCCAAACACCGCCAAAAAGATCAGTGCAAAATTTCTTTTTGTATGGGACATCATTGTTGACGACAATTACATTTGTAACGATGTCGTCAACTATTTGTGCGTAGTAGGCCATCAGAATGTAATGCTTCCGCTACCAGTAAATGTGTAAACCGTTCCCGACAAACTTGGTGAACCTGTAGTCGATGCGGCAACCTGTCCAGCGTCAACTATCACAACACCGTTACCGCCTTGACCGCCAATAAAACTGCCAGCAATTGAACCTGACCCACCACCACCGCCACCACGACCGTTTGTCCCTGCGACACCGACACCTGTTTTATTGCCGTCACCACCGCCACCAGCACCGCCACCACCTGTGCCACCGTCATACGATGATCCACCACCACCGCCACCGTATATAACTGAACTGCCAGTTATTGAAACAGCAACACCAGCACCGCCAGTCTGACCACTTCCTGCAGCACCAGCACCACCACCGCCACCATTGTTGTATGTCGCTGGCCCTGTACCTGTGCCACCTGCAAAACCTTGATTAGCAGTACCTGCACCGCCTGTTCGTGGTGCAGTCGATGACCCACCGCCACCGCAACCACCGCTAGCAGGTTGCACTGAACCGCCGTCAGTAGCAGCAGCGCCACCACCTAAAGATGTGATTGTGTCAAACACAGAATTAGCACCATTCGCGCCAAGTGTCGTTGTCGCACCTGCAGAACCAGCGCCCACCGTAACTGTGTAAGCAACACCAGTCGCAAGTAACAACGGACTTTCAGCAGTACCCGGTGAACCACCGCTAGCAGTCACCGATGATCTGAGACCGCCAGCACCACCGCCACCGCCAGCATTACCACCGCCACCGCCAGAACCGCCTGCAACAACTAAAAAATTTACTGTCACCATGCCAGCCGCACCAACACCGCCAAAAATTTGCATGACTACGCTTTCAAATTGCCGACAACAACCCATGTATCGGTAGCAATTTTGGCACAAGTAGCCACCGCGTATTGCGCGTTAGTTTTAAGTTTGCTGCCATCACTACGAAGTGTTACGCCTGCCCCTGCAGTAATAGTTACTGTTCCAGCGCCGAGTTGCATAATGTTTATTTGTGTACCAATACCGTAAGCAACACTCGAATTAGGCGGAATGGTTAACGCAATACTTGCCGCATTGTCGCAAGTAATTAGTTTGCCGTCATCAGTCAAAACTGTTGTATAGGTTGTGCCTGTCTGGGCGTTAATTGCAATCATTGCTGTAGCCAGCGCGTTTTGCTCTGTTGCAGTTAAAACTTGTGATGCTGTAAACACTTGTCGAGTAGCCATGATGTCCTTTAGATTATCCTAAAACATTGTCCGAGTTAAGTATGCCGTATATTGCGTCATCAAGTATTAACTCGTACACGATCGTGGTTGGCGATGTAAACAGCGCAATGCTGTGACCGTTGCTGATATTGATGCTGTGCTCGATACCTTCAATGGCTAATTCTTGTGCCAGTTCTGTTGTGCCTGCACCGCTAGTAAAAGTCTTTTCTACTGTGATCGTGTCGCCAATATCTATCGTTGCCAGCGTGTCGCGCTGAGCCGTAGTCAACATATTGAACTGTGTTTCAACACTTGTATAGCGTGCCTCAGGCTCGCCCTCTAGCAAATACTCTGCCAGTGACAGTGCTGCAGCGTCATTGTGTAGCAACGATTCCGTGATGCTTTGAGTCTGTATAAAATAGACCGCTTGGCTTGCTGGGTCGTCTGCGACCTGTGGCGAGTTACTGCCAGCAATAGTCACTGATGCCCTGTTAACCACCTGATCTGCTTCAAAACTTATGCCTACACTGTTGTAAGCAAAGTTTGTGCCGTCATCGTGAAAATCTGCAATAGAACCTGACAGCGTGTTACCCAGCCGAGCATCAAACACAATGTCGCCATCTCGAGACATAAATAATCTGCCCTGCTCTGCCTGCTGTATACGCGAGCAATACTCTAAAACATTTGTGCCGTCTGCAATTGTAAAAGCAGCTGCACCGCCAAGCGTCTGTGTGCCTGTAGCAATGTCACGCTGAGCAATTGGAAACGCCACCTCTGGCAGATTAAGTACCGCGCTAAGTCGAGCACTGCTTAACTGCTCGCTGACATTGAACTCTGCAAAATATGTTTGTGCCAACAAATAAAAATCATCTGCACAATAAACGGTCACTGTATCTATACCACCCAAAGCAAAGTTGTAATCGTAATTTACGATGTAGCCAGTAAATAAATATTCTTTAACATTAATGTTGCTGTATCGAGACAGTCTTACTTTGCGCATTGGCGCTAGTCCCGGCTTTTGTGTCGTGCTGTCGTAGTAGGGCGACTGCTGGTCAAATGGGTTAAATATGCCGTCTGTGTCTAGCAGAACAAAATTCATTGTGCCAGCGCTGAACTGATCGCCTTGATCGCGTCTACCGCGTTTCACGCCAACATTTGTGCAACCATCTAAAACCTCTGCATAATTAGTCGTACCGTCAAGCACATAGGTCGTGTTATTTAATACGCCAGCAGTTGCCGAATCTAAAATAAATGCGTCTTGCAAAAACCCTGTGTCAATTTCTAGCGAATAGTTACCAGACCCGACAACAGCAACGCCAGCCACTACGCCACCTGAATGTTGGCAGGCCCTGCAGACCTGTTATATGCGCGCAACGCGTTAACAACAGCCTGACCTATCTCAGCGCTAGTTGATAGACCGCCAGTGACATTGACAGTCACACCGCCACCGCCCATGCCTTTACCTAATGGCACAATTGCTTCTGGGCCTTTTTCGCCAACCATGGCCAAAGTGGGTTTAGTCACAATGCCACCCTCAGCAAAGCCGGGGATGTTTATACCGCCAATATCAAACGACCCAATTGAGTCTTTAAGTTCTACAAGTTTGCGCAAACTACCAATAAGTACGCCTAGCGGCCCAGTGACGACCATGATTGAATTACCGAACATGTCAAACGCGCGTGACATTGCATTGAATTTTATTTCTGCGTAAACCATTGCTGCAGTCAAAGCAATGATTGCACCTGCAACTAGCACAAATGGGTTTGCTGTGGTCACTGCGTTTAGTGCGACCGTAGCAATCTTGGTTAGCACGAGTGTTGCTTGATAAATTTTCATAGCGACATTGGCTGCAACGACCGCGGTAGCAAGCACACCGATAACGCCAATAATAATTAAGAACACTTGCGTGTTTTGTTGTGCCCAATCTGCGACAGGTTTCAAAATACCTAGCAACGCTTGCAAGGCTGGCAACAATGCAGCACCAATAGATTCTTTAGTTTCATCAAGTGCAATTGTCATGCCTTTCATTTGACCTTCAAAAGATTGCGCCGCTACCGTAGCCGAGCCACCAAACGATGTTGCCAGCGCGTCAGTAATCTCAGTCATTGTTGACTCAGAACTAATAACACCTTTAAGCGATGGATCTAATTTTGTTAGCGCGCTAGTAGAACCGTTATAAGCCTTACCAAGCGCAAGCGTGACAGTCTCTAAATCTTTGCCAGTGCTCGTGCTGATGTTTAAGGCCGTCTCAAGTAATTTTTGTGCTTCCTCAGCAGAGCCAGTGCTTCGAGTCAAACTCGCCATCGCAGGCCTTAACTCATCATCAGTAACCGCAAACGCGCGAGACGATGCAGATATAAAACTTTCCATGCTGGCAATCTGGGCATCAGTAGCGCCAGCGCTAGTACGCAACTGTTGTGCCAATAGGTCTTGCGCTTTTTGATCCTCAACCGCTGCTTTAGTAGCAAGACCAAGACCTGCAGTAAGTCCACCAAGTACCGCAACTGCTGGCAACATTGCTTTTTTAAGTACAAAGCCTGCTTTAGCGCCAGCGCCTTCTAGATCCTTAAATTGTGCAATAGCCTTTTTAACGCCAGCACCGTCATACTCAGAAATAATCGGAATAGATAAAGCCATTAGATACCTCGCTGCACTGTCGCTGTTACATCTTTTACAAGTTGTCTCATCTCTTTTTCTATCTTGTCGCGCGCACCGTCAACCGCTGGTTGCAGTAGTCGAGTCTTGCCTGAGTCAATAGAGCCAAGTGACGCACCAAGTTTGTTTGATGTTTTGCGACCTGCAGTTTCAAACACTGCAGTAGCAACATCTTTTTGAATAATAAGAATTACACCAATAGCCCTACGCCGGGTGTCAAATTTCATTGACACACCTTTGATCGCTTTAGCGACTGTCAACGGAAATATTTTACGACCGCCCTGAGTCCACGATCTCGACATGCCAGATAACGCGTAAGGGTCTGACTCGTTGTTTAGTCGAGCGTACGATCTGCGCCCTGCGTCTAGCGCTGGCTCTGCAATGCGTGTCGCGTCAGCTTTAAATTGTTTTTGCAGTTGCTTATCTATTTTGCCTAACTGGTTAATTGTGTCTTTAACACCGTCAACACGAACAGTCATCGAAGCGCTCATTGCTTGCGTTCTTTGTTGATAAGTTCTATAACAGTGTTCATATCGTCAATATCAAAAGTGATGTGAGCAGGCCAGTAACCAGTAGCCACAACAATTTGCGCTAATCCGTAGCGGTAAGAACCGCGTCTGCTTTTGGGTCGTTTACCTCCAATGGTAAACATGAAATCAATTGTTTTGCAAATTCGTCAATGTCAAGTGGCATTGTTTGACCTTCGTTTTTTAGCGCGTGATAAGTCAAAAAAACGAATTCCTCGCCACTAAAACCCTCGTCAATAATCTTTGTCATCTTGCGTTTAAATTTGCGTTCCCACAAAATTGTGCACCATAAATCTGTGTAGACAATTTTGCTTGTACCGTCTTTGTATTTTGCTTCCATTTTTAGTTGCATGCGTGTACCTTCCCGGTTGGTCTTGCGTTGTTAGTTCTCAGCGGCTCAAGCCGCGTGATCATGCGCTTGTCGTTTTAGTCAAAACACCGCCAGTAAAGGTCAGTGTAATTGTTGAAAGTTCGCCCAAACTTGCGTTGATTGGCGTATGAGATTCAAGATACGCGCCGACCAATGTATAAAATGGGTTTGTTGCTGATACAGAACCTGTAGCAGGTGCGACAATCAAAGTTGTTTGGATACCGACAAGACCGTAGATCGTTGCCTCAGTTTCTGACCCTGCATAGGACTGATATAACTCAACTTCAATGCTGTTGTTTTGCAACGATGTCACCGATGACGCACCGTATTTGCGTGCCGTGTCACCAAACGCTGTTGTCTCTAATTGCTCGTAAACATAATTGACTGTGGCGCTTGTGCACTGGTCTTGCAAGTCAACGCTATTGATTGTTACTTTAGGGTTTGATAGGTAGACGCTGGTTGCCATGTGGGTTAATCCTTTTGCTCTGTGTTTATAGTTTTAGCAGATTTCTTGGGTTTTAGTGGGGATAGATGCCCAGAGTCAACTAAAAACTCTAGATCAGTAGTCAGGTCGCCTAGATCTGCCTCTTTGATAATGTCGCCCCAATTGTAGCCGTTAAGTCGATTGCTAGTTACTTCGTAATCCATTTAAGTTGTGCTCGCTTTCATTTGTATGTTTAACGATAATGCAGGGTAGTCGACACCGCCGATTGTCAATGTCGTTGGTCTGCCGTCAGTGACTGCGACTTTAGCGCCCAATACTTTTGCTGCAATGTTTAGTGCGTTGCGGTATGCGTCAGCGTTGCTCGGCCCGAGACTTATAACGGTGACTGGTATTGACATGTCAACTATGTTGCTGTTGTAGGCCGTGAATGACATTGCATCAAGCAGTATGCATGGTGGCTGTACATTGCGTGGGTCTGTGACGCACACCAAGCCCGACACTGCGTTAAGTGTTGTGGCAAGCGTGTTTATTGATGTGTTAAATAGATCGCTGTATGTTTGCGCTGCCATTAGGCAACCTGTGGTCTGTCAATACCGATCAATTGTTTAACCAGTGGTGACAGTCCGTTAGTTGAGCCTGCAGACATGCCATCAAATGATGCGAAGTCAGATATGCCACCGCGCTGTCGATATAAAGCGCCACCATACATAATCGTGCCTAGCGTGACATCGCCACCGGGCGAAGTTGTAAGGCTGTCGTGATAGCCACATTCTTGTCGTCTGCGATAAATAAAATTGTTTGCAGCGCTTGCGCACTGTGTAACAAATGTCGTGTCATCAGCGGTCGCAGTTGCGATGCCTAGCCATGTCAATATTTGTGCTGCAGTAATCCAAGTACAGGTCTGCGTATAGGTGACGGTGCCCGAGTAGTCAACAACAAATTCAACGCTCGTGCCAGTGCATGCATACAACACCTGATTAGCCACTGGGTCATTCTCATCAAATAGCAGTTCGCCAGTTGTGTTGTCAATGCCAGTGAATTTGTATTGTGGCAATGCAAGCACTGTGAATGTGC